GTTTTCTTACGTCACGCACAATTTTTGAGGTTTTTTAAAGGGTGTCATGATTCAAGTTGAGAGGAGAAACGATGAGTGGTTAAGAATCCGTATTATCAGCAGAACAATGGGCGTTTACCCAGTGACCCACCAAACTACTTAGGAACAGTAGCGAGGGAGATTTGGCGCAAAATCATTCCGTTTTTAGAAAGCACACAAAAGGTAGAGCGAATTGATACATTCTTGGTTGAAACCTACTGTACGAATTATGAAATTTACAAGCTTGCTTATGAAGACATTAAAGAAAATGGGATTCAACAGGAAATGAAGAAGCCGATTCAAGCTCAAGGCTCGGGTGAAATTCTCGGTGAGCAGTCGCTTGGTTTTAAAAAGAACCCAGCAGTCGCCACAATGAAAGACGCGGTGGATACATTAAATAAAATAGGCATTCAGCTAGGTTTGACCCCTAAAGGACGTCAGGAACTTATGGAAATTGCAGGTGAGGAAAAGAACAAGGTTTCAACAGCAGAAATGCTGAAGGACTTCTTAGGGAAATAAAAATATGAAAATATAGAAAAAAGCTAGAACAATTATTGTAATTGTTCTTTTTTTATTGAAGGGAGGTGATTAATAGTAAATGAAAACAAATTTAACAAAAACTCATGATATAGATGCAGCATATAAAGAATTTGATTTCACCGATATTGCAAAAAAATATCAAGACGATGGAACAAAATATTGTTTTGATGTCCTAGAAGGTCGAATCACGGCTGGTTACATGATTAAATTAGCATGCTTCAGACACTTGCGTGATTTGCAAAGGCAAGGTAACGATGACTTTCCGTATTCTTATGACACGGACGAAGCAGCTAAGCTACTGCGCTTCGCTAGAATTTGTCCAAACGTAGACACTGGTGAGCCAACAAAGCTGATGGCATGGCAAAAGTTCATCTTATGTATGCTTTTCGGATGGAGAAATGCAAACGGTGGTAAACGTTTCAGCCGTGCGATTGTTTCAGTCGGTCGAGGTCAAGGGAAAACTTACTTAATGGCTATTCTGACAGCCTATTCGTATTTTATTGAAAGCTTGGGGTTATCAAACCAAGATTATCTTGTAACCTCAATCAACTTCAAACAAACAAATAAGTTGCTTGGTTACATCAAATCAATGATGAAGCAGATAATTCAAAACGAGCCTTTTAAAAGTTTAGCAAACGAAACTGAATTGGGCTTGCATAGTGACCAAGTTATTATGAAAGCGAACAATAACGTTTTAAGGGCTATTTCTGCTGAAAGTGGGCAATATGATAGTTTTCATTTTACTTGAATGAACAACCGCTATTTTTGACGAAATCGGAGAAATAGAAACAAGGAATGCCGTATCTAAAATCGTTTCTGGGCAAGTGAAAGTCCCGAATAGGCAATTCATTCAAATCTCCACTGCTTACCCAAATCCGTCTGTTCCATTTAGGGAAGACCAAATGATTTTGCAGCAAGCCATGGAAGATGACGATAATCGTGACGCTGATACGTATCTTTGTTTGGTGTGGTCGCAAGATAACTTAGACGAGGTCTTCCAACCAGAAACATGGATGAAAAGTAATCCGCTTTTAGATTTAGAACAAGAGCGTGATAATCTCATGAAAGGGTTGATGGATAAAAGGGATAGCGACCTTTTAAGTGGAAATCTTGCCGATTTCCAAGTAAAAAACATGAATTGTTGGTTACTTGCTGATAGCAACAGTTTTCTCGACCTAAAAGATATTGAGAATGCAGTTATTGATGACTTTGACATCAAGGGCAAACGTGTTTATGTTGGTCTTGATGCTTCAATGTTCAGCGATAACACGGCTATTGGTTTTGTTTATCCATACGTTGGTGAAGATGGCAGTCATAAATGGCACATTGAACAACACAGTTTCATACCGTGGCAACAAGCTGGGTCGATAGAAGCCAAAATGGAGCAGGACGGTATCAATTATCGTGATTTAGAACAGAAAGGCTATTGCACAATCACAAGCCACCCACAAGGGCTTATCAATCCAGAGGAAGTTTACCGCTGGTTTATTGATTATGTTGAAGACAACGCATTAGACGTTGTCTTTTTTGGATATGACGCGATGGGAATGTCTAAGATTATCAAAGCATTGGAATCTAATACAAGTTTCCCACTCATGCCAATCAGACAGCGTACAAGTGAATTGAAAGACCCTACTAAATTCCTACAAACACTGTTCATTGAGGGTAATATCACTCGACTAGATGATGAAATCATGCGTAAAGCCTTAATAAATGCAGTTATTAAAGAGGACAACATCGGTATCCAAGTAGACAAAATGAAATCCACTTACAAGATTGACGTTGTGGATGCTCTTATCGATGCATTTTACGATGCCATGTACGCATTTGAAGACTATGCAATCACAAACAATCCAACATGGAAAGTAGAACACATGAGCCAAGAGGCAGTTTTAGCATGGCTAAAAAACCCTGAAAGTGGGTTACTAGAGGAGTATTAAATACATGATTTTGAAGTTTTTTAAGGCAATTTGGGCTATTTTTGACATTTTAATGTTCATTTTAGCTGCAATTTCAGCTAATTTAACGACTTATAATATCGGCTATATTTGGTTTGGCATTAGTATGACCATTACATTCGTATTAGCAGGTTTAATTAGTGAGCTAGCCGCAAAAAAAGGCTAGAAAGGAGGTGATAATAATTGCCGATATTTAATATAACTAATCTCGCAACAGAGAGTCCACCAATCAGTCAAGGGGGCTTTTTTGATATTACTGACCCAGAGTTTTTAGCTACTATTCAGGGTAGTGAGTGGGTATCAGCTGAAACTGCTCTCAGAAACTCAGACTTATTCTCTATCATCAATCAACTCTCAAACGACCTTGCAACAGTTAAACTGACAACTAGCCGAAAACAGCTACAAGGCATAGTTGACAACCCGTCAAACAATGCTAACCGCTTTAATTTCTATCAGTCTATCTTTGCTCAAATGCTACTGGGTGGGGAAGCCTTTGCTTATCGATGGCGAAATGAAAACGGGCGGGATATGAAGTGGGAATATTTGCGACCGTCTCAAGTATCATTCAATCGCTTGGATAATAAAGATGGAATTTACTATAACATCACTTTTGACGACCCACGCATTCCACCGAAACAGCATGTACCGCAAGGCGATGTTTTACATTTTAAATTGCTATCTGTAGATGGTGGTTTGACAAGCATAAGCCCGTTGATGGCTCTTAGCAGGGAGTTGAATATACAGAAAGCCAGCGATAAGTTGACACTCAATTCCCTTAAGAATGCCCTAAATGCTAACGGCATCTTAAAAATTAAGGGCGGTGGTCTGCTAGACTTCAAAACTAAGCAATCACGCTCACGGCAAGCGATGAAGCAAATGCAAGGCGGTCCGTTAGTGCTGGATGATTTAGAGGACTTCACACCGCTTGAAATTAAGTCGAACGTGTCTCAACTGCTTAAGCAAGCGGACTGGACAACTGGACAGTTTGCTAAGGTCTACGGTATCCCAGAGAATGTAGTTGGAGGTCAAGGAGACCAACAATCATCGCTGGAAATGAGTTTAGATCTCTATAACAAAGCAGTCTCACGCTATCTAAGACCGTTTCTTAGTGAATTATCTCAAAAACTATCCTGCGATGTGGATGCAGATATTTTGCCGGCTGTTGACCCTACTGGCTCTAATAGTGTCAGTCGGATTAATAGCATGGTTAAAAGTGGCACACTCGCTCAAAATCAAGGCTTGTATATTTTGCAACAAGCTGAAATTTTACCTAAAGAGTTGCCAGAAGGGGAAAACCCTAATAAGACCACATTGAAAGGAGGTGAGATAAATGGGGAAGATTGACATTAAAGGCTATATAGTAAGCAATGACGATAGGGAATTCTATGATTACTATGGAATGACCAGTACCTATCCTAAGATGGTACAAGATGCCATCACTAACGATGAAGACGAAGAAATTACGCTTAATATTGCTTCAAACGGCGGTGATGTGTTCGCAGCTAGCGAAATCTATACTATGCTTCGAGATAGTGGCAAGCGTATTGTAGTTAATATACAAGGCTTAGCAGCGTCTGCTGCTTCCGTCATATCAATGGCAGGCAATACCGTTCGCATTAGTCCAACGGCGCATATTATGATCCATAAAGCGTCAAGCGGTTTCGTTGGTAATAGCGATGACATGGAACATCAATCAGTAGTATTGAATAGTATTGACGAGTCTATCGCTTTAGCCTACGAGATGAAAACCGGTCTTAAACAACCAGAATTACTTGATCTCATGGCTAAAGAGACATGGCTTAATGCCAAAACTGCTGTTGATAAAGGCTTTGCAGATGAAATTATGTTCTTTGGTGACGATGAAGAACAAATCATGGTTACTAACGCTGTACATCAGATGCCAAGCAAATCAGCAATCAATAAATTTAAGAATATGATTGCTAAACCTAAGACCAATTCTTTGCGAGAGCAGAAATTGGCGATTTTACTTGAAAAATGAAAGGAAAAATAATTAATGAAAACATCAAACGAATTGCATGACCTTTGGATCGCTCAAGGCGACAAGGTCGAAAACTTGAACGAAAAACTTAACGTAGCTATGCTTGACGATTCAGTTACTGCTGAAGAATTGCAAGCTATCAAAAACGAGCGTGACACTGCCAAAATGAAACGTGATATGTTTAAAGAACAATACACAGAAGCTCGTGCTAATGAAGTGGTTAATATGTCTGAAGAAGAGAAGAAACCATTGACTAAAAGTGAAGAAGAGGTTAAAGCTGGTTTTGTTAAAGACTTCAAAAACCTTGTTCGCGGTCGCTACCAAAACTTGCTTGATTCTAAAACAGACCATTCTGGTTCTGATGCAGGTTTGACTATCCCTCAAGATATCCGTACAGCTATCAATACATTAGTTCGTCAATACGACTCATTGCAAGAATATGTAAACGTTGAAAATGTAACTACGCTTACTGGTTCGCGTGTTTATGAAAAATGGACTGATATTACAGGCCTTGCTAATATTGATGATGAAGCAGGTAAAATTGCCGATATTGATGATCCAAAACTTTCTCTTATCAAATACACCATCAAACGCTATGCAGGTATTTCAACAGTAACAAACAGCTTGCTTGCTGATTCAGCTGAAAATATTCTTGCTTGGTTGTCTGGTTGGATTGCTAAAAAAGTTGTGGTTACTCGTAACAAGGCAATCTTGGGTGTTGTTGACAAACTCCCAACTAAACCAACGTTGACTAAATGGGACGATATTATTGACCTTGAAGCTAAAGTTGACCCAGCAATCAAACAAACTTCATTCTTCTTAACTAACACTTCAGGGTTTACTGCACTTAAAAAAGTTAAAAACGCTTTGGGTGACTACCTCATGGAACGTGATGTAAAATCGCCAACAGGGTACTCAATTGACGGTTTTGCAGTTAAAGAAATTTCTGACCGCTGGCTTCCTAACGCTTCATCAGGAGTTATGCCACTTTACTTTGGTGACTTGAAACAAGCAGTAACATTGTTTGACCGTCAACACTTGTCACTTCTTTCAACGAATATTGGTGGTGGAGCGTTTGAAACTGACACAACTAAAGTACGTGTTATTGACCGCTTCGATGTTGTTCAAACTGATGGAGAAGCGTTTGTGCCAGCGTCATTCAAAGCAATTGCTGACCAAAAAGGCAACCTTGGTTCAACAGCAGTCTAATTAGGAGGTAAGCTATGAGTGTATCTAAAGAAACTATCATGCAGACTCTGAATCTGGATGAGACAGACGACACGGCACTCATCCCAGCTTACATTGAATCTGCTAAGCAATACATTATCAATGCAGTTGGTAGTGATTCAAAATTCTACGACCTTGAAAATGTACAACCTCTGTTTGACACAGCGGTAATAGCCCTCACAAGCTCATATTTCACTTATAGAGTTGCTCTAACAGACACGGTGACTTATCCGATTAACCTAACTTTAAATAGCATAATCGGGCAGTTAAGGGGCTTATATGCAACGTATAGCGAGGTAGTGGCTAATGGCTAGAGTTAGATATTTACCCTCAGATTTTCGCTATAAAGCTGATTTTGGTACATATCAAAGCACATCCAATAAATTTACGGGTGTTAGTGTTCCAAAATTTGTTAAACAGTTTACATTACACTATAAACCACATACACGCACACTCAATCAAGAGTATTTAGCTATTCAAAATGGTGAAAATGATACACGAGTGATTGTTATTCGCCACAATTCAAAAGTATTAGAAGGTCAAGTTGTCACTTTAAACGGAACTCAATATGACATCGTGCGTATCAGTCCAGACGAAAACTTTGGTTTTAACCACTACGACTTTCTTACTTTGAAAAAGCGTAAGAAAGTTGGGTGATGGCTTATGACAGGTCTTGATGAAGCGTTAGAGGGTTGGCTTAAAACGGTAGCCAGTATTGGTGATTTAACGCCAGCAGAACAAGCTAAAATTACAACTGCTGGAGCGAAAGTGTTTAAAGAAGAGTTAGCAGAAGTTACTCGTGAAAAACACTATTCAAAGAAGAAAGACTTGAAGTATGGGCACATGGCTGACGGCTTAGCTGTCCAATCCACGAACGCTGATGGCAGAAAAAATGGCGTGTCAACTGTGGGGTGGGTGAATAGGTACCACGCCCAAAACGCTAGACGATTAAATGACGGCACTAAGAAATATCGTGCTGATCATTTCGTCACTAATGTACAAAACGATAGCGCTGTCCAAACTAAGGTGCTATTGGCAGAAAAAGAGGAATATGAAAAACTCATTCGCAAGAAGGGAGGGGAGTGATTAAGTGTTAGCAACCGTAAAATTAAAAGAGTTAATTGAGGGTAAAGGATTTGGTGAAATAAGCGAAGTATATGCAAACAACTTACCTAAAGAACTCGAAGATAACACCGATAAGACAATCGTGTTGCTCACAGAAAGCAATCCCTCACTTGATTTGAGTGGGAATAACACCTTTTTCAGAAAAATAGATAGAGTAGAAGTACAGATTTTTTATAAACTCGATATTGATTTTGATATTGAAGCTTTTGAGATGGAATTGATAAAATTCCTAAAATCTGAGCACTACTCAATAACAGATATAAGAGAACATAGCATAGACCCTGATACTTTACAGTTAACAGCGGTCTTTTATGTTGCTTTCGATAGATTTATTTAACAAAAAAAGGAGAAAATATATATGGCAATTGTAGGTTTGAAAATGGTTAAACTTGCTTTAGTTGACCCTGTTACTCAACAATTAATTAAAGGCGATAGCGGTCTATCGACAGACGGTGTAATCGCAATCGATTCTAAAATGCTTGGTACACGTACCGCCAATATCTCAAACTTGGAAGGTCAAGCGACTAAAATTCCAGGAAACAACTCAGTACAAGATGTTATGATTGCTCCGGGTTCACCAACAGTAGCATTCGACTTCAATAACCTTGACTTTGTAATTAAACAAAAAATTCTTGGATATAAAGCCGATGGAAAAGGTGGATACGTCAAACAAGATGACAAACCACATGTAGCAGTATTGATTGAATCTGAAACACTTGATCGCAAGAACTCAGTATTCTTTGGATTTGCTAACGGTATCATGCAAGAACCAACTCAAAACGTTGCTACAGATACTGATACTTCTCAAACTCGTCAAGACGATCACGTGACATATAATTCTTTGTCAGCAATTGCGTTTGGCAATGAACCATTCAAGAAATACTATACTGGTGATTCTAAGTTTGATAAAGCTAATATGTACAAAGAAGTGTTTGGTGGCTACGTCCTATCTGGCGATGGTGTTGGTCATTAAAATAATTCGCTAGAGGTCAGGCTTATGGCCTGGCCTCTATTTTTTTTAAAAAAAGAAGGAGTAAAAATAAATGGAAATCAGAACTATTAAAATCCCAGAAATCAGTAAGAAATCATTTCAAGTAGCTACAAGCAACCGTAACGTTTTGCGTATGCACGAGTACCAACTTGCTGTACTTAAAATCAGCGACACTATTGAGGGAAGCGATACACAAGAGCAAGCACAAGCTAGCTTTACAATTCTCAAAGAATTGCTTGGCTTTATCCGTGCCGTCCTCAATTTGGACGATGAGGAGTATGACAAATTGCTTGACTTAGACAATCAGCGTACACAAGAGATCGCTGAAAAATTGGTTGGCTATATGTATGGTTTGACAGATGAGCAACTTGAAAATGCAACTGGTGAAACTGACCCAAAAGAATAAAATCAAAAGGTGAACAAATTTTTGATTTAGAAAATCGCATTGAAGATTTGAAAATCATTGCTAAGAAATCAATCCAAGGATTTGGTTGGACACTAGATCAGTATTACGACACTGATTATTATGAATTGATGAAAATCTTGAATGCAAAAGAGGAAGAGGATAGGATGGTAGACCCAACATCTTTACTCTAATTTTTTAAGGAAAGGAGGGAATATAACATGGCAAAAGTACAAGCTACCATGTCTACGGAAATCGCCTTGGATACGCTACAAGCGGCTAACTCGATTAAACGATTAACTCAGTTGGTCAATAGTTCTACTAACGCATGGAAGGCACAAGAGAGCCAAATGCGTAGCGCTGGTGACTATTTAGGTGCGGCTCAAGCAAAATACGAAGGCTTGAGTAATACCATCCAGAACCAACAGCAAAAGATTGAGAAACTGAAACAAGAACAGTCTCAACTTAAAGGGAGCACCGTCGAAGTCGCCGAACAGTACCTTAAGTACCAACAACAAATCGACCAAGCTACTACACGCTTAGCTGCGTTGGAAAATCAACAGAAAAAAGCCAAAGATAGCCTAGACTACCACAAGTCTGGTCTTGCTGAGTTGCAAAAAGCATACAAGCTACAAAATGAATCGTCTGAAACTTATGTCAAGCGTTTACAGGCAGAAGGCAAAGAGGACAAGGCGAGACAAGAACAACTCAAGCAATACAATAACTCGATTGCTAACTTAAGCAAGCAGTACGAAAAGCAGAAAGAAATGCTTGAGCGTGTCGCTAAACAGACTAGCAAGACATCAGAAGAATATCTCATCCAGAAAAAACGCTTAGATGAAACAGCGATAAGCATGGCTCATGCCAAAAATGCCGCTGACAAACTGAACAATGAGATAAAACAAAGTCAACAGTCTAGCACGCTTATTGGTCGTTTGAAGAATAGCTTCCATCGTTTAGGAAATGAAGTCGATGAAACCGAAAAGAAAACCTCACGATTAAAAGGGGTTTTCGGCGCTACGTTTGCTGCCAACTTGATCAGTGCTGGTTTCCAAAATGCATTGGGATCTATCAAGAGTAAGTTTGACGAAATAGCACAGTCTAGCGCTGATTATGTTAAATACCAACAAACAATGAATGCCACTTGGCTTACTTTGACGGGTAATGCTGAAGAAGGTAAGAAGATGGTTGATATGACCAACCAGATGGCGCAGGCAGCGGCTAACTCAGCTGAGATGGTCGATGGCATGAACCAAAAATTCTATGCCGTCACCCATAACGTAGATTTAACCAAACAGCAGACTCAAGCTATTTTGACCTTACAAGACGCTTTTGGTCAGACCGATGCAGCGGTTGAAAACTTCTCCACACAGTGGGCGCAAATGATTGCCAACGGTAAAGTCCAAGGGCAGGACATGATGTCGATTATCAATGTCTTTCCGGAAATGAAGAACCAACTTAGAGAAGTAGCGGGGCAAGAGCTGGGCATTGCAAACATGACTCAAGAGCAATATGCTCAATTGCAAAGTGATGGGAAAATCACCGCAGAGATGGCACAAAAAGCCCTGTTTGAGTTGCAAGAAAAGTACAAGGATGCCACTACCAACTTCTCAACGACTATCGGCGGTCTTGAAAGAACTATCCAATCTCGTATGCCAGCAGTAGTTGCAGCTTTCCGTGATCCAATCGATAAAATGAAAAACCCATTCTTACAACAGATTGGTAACTGGGTTGCTGATCCTAAAACTGAAGGCAAATTCAAAGAACTTGGAGAGCATGTTTCCAAAGGACTAGGCACTATCATGGATGCCTTCTCTAAGGTGTTTAATCTTGGGAATGGTACAGATAAGCTTAATGGCTTAATGGACGGTCTCAATAAGTTTGTCGATAATCTGAGTAAGAGCATCGCTAACAATGCCCCTAAAATTGTAGCTTTCTTTAAGGAAACCAAAGACAGTTTAGGTGCACTTTTCAGCATTGGGAAGAGCTTCGTTGGTGGTGTTTGGGAAACCGCAGTAGCCATGATTAAAGGTGTCGCTGGTGCTTTCAATTTAATGACTGGCAATGGTAAAAAAGCTAAAGAACCAGTCACATCACTATCCAATGCTTTAGGTAGTATTGCAAAACATAAAACAGCTATTGAAACGGTTGGTTCTTTGTTTGCTGCATATTTTGTGGGCTCTAAAATCGCAAATGGGATCACAGCAGTTGTAAAAGGTATTCACGCATGGCGAACAGCTACAGCCGGAATGACAGTTGCACAAAAGGCATTGAATTTAGCTTTGGCTTCCAACCCTATCGGTTTGATTGTGGTTGCAGTTACTACGGCTATCACTGCCTTGGGATTGCTTTACAAACACAATAAGAAGTTTAAGGCTTTTGTTGATGGTATGTTTAGTGCTGCCAAGAAAGCCTTCGATAAAATCTTCAAGGTTACCAAAGAAATCTTTGGTAAGATAATTGATTTCTTTAAAAAGGACTGGAAACAAGTCCTTTTATTTATTGCAAATCCTGTTGCTGGGGCTTTCTCCTTAATTTACAAACACAATAAGAAATTCAAGAAATTTGTCGATAACACCGTTGGTCATGTAAAAACTATGGCTAAAGGCTTTGCAAAACACATGAGCGACATTGGTAAGGACTGGGGCAAAAAGTGGGATGGTATAAAGGAATTCGCATCTAAAACGTGGGGAGGGATCCATAAAAATTCTACGGAAGCCATGAATGTCCTTGGCAAAGATATCAACAATCGCCACAAAGATATCGCTAAGAATTGGTCAGACGGTTGGGAAAACTCTAAAACATTCCTATCGAAAAAGTGGGATGAAATCGGAGCGTTAACGCAAGAGAAATTCGGTGTTAAAATTACCAAACTAATCACCGACGCTTTAACCAACATCGCTAAATTCTTCAAGGATACATGGGATAATGTCAAAAATGGCTTCAGTGACATGTGGGATGGCATGAAACACCTTGCTGGTGAAGGTATTAATGCCGTGATCGCACTGCCAAACGCTGGTATCGATGGTATCAATAAATTGATTTCTGATTTTGGCGGTAGCAAAGAAGCTATTTCTAAAATCCCTAAAGTTAAGTTTGCCGGTGGTACTGGTCTATTCAGCTCATACCGAAACCCAATTACTAGACCGACACTTGCTACACTAAACGATGGTAACGATAGTCCAGAGACTAATAACCAAGAGATGGTAATATTGCCAAACGGTAAATCATTCTTGCCAAAAGGTCGCAATGTTGAATACCTCTTGCCAGCTGGTTCGGAAGTTATCAATGCCAGTGAATTGGCTATGCTCATGGGCGTTGAACGTGGGGCATACGCTAAGGGTACAGGTTTCTGGTCAAGAATCTGGGATACAACTACCAATGTAGCTGGCTCAGTTTGGAATGGGCTGAAAAACGGTATCGATAAATTCAGAAAAATGATTGAATTCGTCGGTGACGCCGTAAAAGACCCTGTTGGTACACTAGCTAAAAAATTTAGTCCTAATGCTGATAAGCTAGCTGCTATGTTTAATCCACTTGGTAACGCACTTTATAAGAAACCTGTCGGAGAAGCTAAAAGCTGGTGGAAAGAACTTTGGTCAATGGCTAACGCTTCAATGGACGAAGGCACTGTAGCTATAGGTGCTAAAGGCGATGACTATCGCTTTAAAGACAAAGCTAAAGATGCTGGAGCAGACCCATGGGGATATTTCTATCGTGAGTGTGTATCGTTCATTGCTAGTCGTTTGGCAAATCTTGGTGTTAACCCTAGCTTGTTTAGTCATCTAGGTAATGGTAACCAATGGGTAAATGCTAGAGTGCCACACTTGAGTAGACCAAAACCTGGTGTAGTATCTGTCTACACAGGAGGGCCGGTTTCAAGTAACCACGTTGACTTTGTAACAGCTGTGCACGGTGATACTTACGATGGCGAAGATTACAACTATGGTGGTGATGGTAAATATCACCAATTTACTGGTCGTCATGTCAAAAATGCTGCTACATTCCTTGATTTCGGTGTCCGAGATTTTGGAAGTAGTGATGATAGTGGAAAATCACTTAAAGATCGCAACAACCCACGACAGACTTTAATCAAGCGTCAAGTTGGCGGGATGTTCGATTGGATTAAGAAAACGCTTGGTCCGTTGCTCAACCCATCGGGCGGCGGTGAAGATCATCCACAGGGGACTGGTGTTGCTCGTTGGCGTGATACGGTAGTTAAAGCGCTTGAAGCTAACGGGATAGAACCAAACAACTTCCGTGTTTCTAAAATTTTAGCTACCATCCAGAGAGAATCTAATGGTGATCCTAATGCACAAAATAATTGGGATATCAACGCCATGAAGGGGACACCGTCAATCGGTTTGATGCAAACCATCGGGCCTACTTTCAATGCGTATAAACACAAAGGACACGACAATATCCGAAACGGTTATGATAACTTGCTCGCTGCAATCAACTACATCAAACACCGCTATGGAACGTCAGACGCAGCCTTTAATCGTGTGGCCGCTTATGGTTACGCAAACGGTGGCTTAGTTCATAAAAATGGTGTGTATGAATTGGCTGAAGGCGATATGCCAGAATACGTTATACCGACCGATATTGCTAAGCGTGGTAGAGCATGGAAATTGCTTACTGAAGCAGTAGCGCGCTTTGCTGGAGATGCACCACAAAACAACCATGATGATTCACCAAGTCAACAACGTGTTTCTGTATTAGAAGACAAGCTAGACGTCATGATTGGTTTGCTTAGTCAATTGGTAACTAATGGCTCTAAGCCAATTGAGATTCAAAATATCATCGATGGTAGAAGTGTTTCAAACGGTTTGGCACCATTTATGACAAAAGCAACTAACGAATATGAGCGCAGGCAAGCGCTGTTAGGAGGTAGCATTATTTGATAGGAATGTCAGTCATTTTTGATGGTAAAAACTTAACCGAATTATTTAATGAAGGTCAAGGGCTTACCGTTCCCGTAGATGTCATTAAAAACGTGGCATCTAACTTTAATAACAACTATCAAGAACAAGGTAACAGGCGCTATGGTCAGCAATTTCTGTATAACACATTATCAGTTAAGCAGATTCAAGTATCTTTTAGTCTAGTTGGTAACTTCGATTATTTTAATAGTGTAGCTGAAACACTTGGTGGTTATCTCAACGTGGATAAACCGAAAACATTGATTTTTGGTGATGAACCTAATAAGGTTTGGGAAGCTATACCGTCAGGCCAAGTGTCCTTAACTGTAGACAAGAATACCGCACCGATTACAGCAAGGATAACTGTTACATTTGATGTTCCAAAGAGTCATGCCGAAAATAAGGCACAAGCTCTAGTAAGTAGTGATGGTGAAACTAAGTACGGAAGTATTAAGAAAATTTCAACTGGCCACTACAAAGCTACGCTGAAGAATTTTGGTACAGCTGAAACTTACCCAAACATTAAATTGAAATTTAATTCTGATAATGGCTGGGTTGGGATTGTCAAAAGCGCTACCGAAAGCTACGAGGTTGGGAATCCTAAAGAAGACGACATACGAGCAGTTAAACGTTCGGAACTACTCTTAGACTATCGAAACCCTGAAGACGTCAAACGTGGATTTGCACTAGGTCAAAAAAATGTTGGGCGTTTTAACGACGATTCGGAAAATCTCAACGGTACACTAGGATTGATTGATGTCTTCGATCGCCCAAACATCGCATTAACTTCAACAGGGAACGGACCTAGACAGAAAAATGGTAGCTCGATAACGTGGGAAATCCCAGCTGATAGCAATGGTGAAAAAGGCTCACTCAATGATTACATCTGGTGGCGTGAAGTGTTTTGGTTAGGATTGCCTAACCAATACGGTTATATTAAGTTATCCGTAACTGATGAAAACGGAGCGTTTCTCTACGGTGTAGAGACTAAAAAAGTCACTAATGGTCTTGATTGTGAATACAACTTTCTTGTATCAGACGGAAAAGGTGGCTATAAAATTCTTGAAAACAAGCATTTCTATGGTACACACCTAAACGAACACAACCCGTTCAACGTAGCTCGTGGTTGGTCTGATATTTTGAGAGTAGATGACACGATTCAATTTTATTGGTGGGGTTCTTATCCAAGATTTAAAGTACCAGCTTTAAAAGGTCGCAAATCTAAGAAGATTAATGTCATGTTGGCTAGTCTTGGACAACAATCATTAGTAACTCATATGTATCTTGATCAACTTTTATATAGGAAAGACTTTGTCAATGCTATTGAGGATATCCCTAACAGATTCAGCATGGGTTCTATCCTTGAAGTAGATATGTCTAAAGGTAAAACCCTTATCGATAACTTGCCAGCATCTAATGAGTTAACATACTTGTCTGAACCATTCAGCATTGGTGTTGGTGAAACTGAAATTGACATTTACACGTCAAGCTGGATAACTAAAGACCCAACGATTGAAATTAGTTGGAAGGAGCGTTTTGTTTAATGCAAATTTGGATTCATGATAAAAGCATGCGCAAGGTGTGTGCACTGAATAATAACGTTCCTGGCATGCTTCCGTACTCAAACAGTCAATGGCACACCTACCTTGAATACTCAACCAGTACACTTGACTTCACAATTCCTAAAATTGTAAATGGAAAACTTCACGATGATTTAAAATATATCAATGATCAGATGTATGTGTCGTTTTACTATGACAATTCCTATCACGTTTTCTATGTTTCTCAACTCATTGAGAACGATTTTAGTTTTCAAGTTACTTGTAACAATACCAACTTGGAACTATCAGCAGAAATAGAGCGTCCGTTAGCTAGTGTTGACGGTGCTAAAACACTTGAGTGGTATCTTCAAACCCTTGATTTACTTGGTTTTGCTGGCCTTGAAGTTGGTTTCAATGAGATTCCTGATAGGACAAGAACTATCACGTTTGAATCTCAAAATGGCACAAAATTAGAACAGCTTCATAGCTTGATGAACCAGTTTGATGCTGAGTTTATTTTCCGTACCGAATTAAACCGAGATGGTACTTTGAAAAGCTTCGTTATTGACATTTACCAACGACCAGATGGAAATCATCATGGAATTGGTAAGGTTAGAGGTGATGTCGTTCTATACTATCAAAGCGGTCTTAAAGGCGTTCAAGTATCTAGTGATAAGACTCAACTCTTCAACGCTGGTCTTTTCCTCGGAAAAGATGGATTAAACCTAGGAAGCGTTGTGTTTGAGGAAAAGAATGAGTTAGGACAAGTAGAGTTCTACTCATTTAAAGACAGTCCGATGGTTTACGCACCTTTATCAGCAGATAAATATCCATCTGCAATGGGTGGTGCTAATGAAATAGATAGATGGACACGTAGGGATTTTCAGACAGAATACAGTGATGTTGATTCCCTCAAAGCTTATGCCTTGCGCACTATTAAACAATATGCTTATCCTCTAATGACCTATACCGTAAGTGTTCAATCTAGTTTCATTGAAAACTACAAGGATATTAATCTAGGTGACACTGTTAAAATCATCGATAATAATTTTAGAGGTGGTTTAGCCCTCGAAGCGCGTGTATCTGAAATGATTATCAGCTTTGACAATCCTACAAACAATTCTGTTGTTTTTACTAATTTCAGAAAGTTGGATAATAAACCGTCTAGTGAATTACAACAACGTATCGATGAGATTGTTTCTAAATCATTGCCTTATCAAGTTGAGATAAGGACCACGAATGGAACAGTATTTAAGAACGGTATTGGTCGTTCTACTGTTAAACCAGTTTTGAAACAAGGCGATAAAATTGTTGATGCAACTTATCGATTTGTGATTGACGGTACTATTAAATACTCAGGTCTGACCTATGATATGGTAGCATCAGAGATTAACCAACCAACAACGTTGACGATTGCTGCGTGGGTAGATAATAAAGAAGTAGCTTCGGAAGAGATTACTTTCTTAAACGTCTCAGATGGTAAACAAGGACCTAAGGGCCCACAAGGACCACAAGGACCTAAAGGCGATAGAGGTAATGATGGAATTGCAGGTAAGGATGGGGTTGGATTAAAGACCACAACTATCATTTATGGAATAAGCGATAGTGACACTGCTATGCCTACTAACTGGACTAGTCAACCACCAGCATTAATTAAAGGGAAATACCTATGGACCAAAACAGTATGGACATATACGGACTCATCTAGTGAGACTGGCTATCAAAAAACTTACATTGCCAAAGATGGTAACGATGGAAATGATGGCTTGCCAGGTAAAGATGGCGTTGGGATTGTTAATACTACCTTGCGTTATGCAAAATCAACGGACGGTGTCAATAAGCCGTCTGGTAGCGTAATCGCAGCGATTAGTGATAAATACCAACCATCTAATTCATCGACTGACAACTTAATGATGACTGGTCAACGTGTCCGATTAGAACAAGGTAAGACCTACATCCTATCTGCTGAAACCAATGGAACGTTTACCAATCGGCACAATCCCGACCAACAAAGCGATAATGCTACGATTTGGCTTGTCAATCCAAGTTTCAGTACATGGGCAGTTATTTCTGATAGCAACACGGCTAACGGTACGAAATACACTCATACCCGTCCTACAGGCGATTATAAAATCCGTGTTAACAGTTACACACCAGACAATAGCACTTGGGTTAAGAATATAGTATTTGAAGACGGCACTTGGTCGCCTGACATTCCAACAGTTAATCCCGGGGAATATCTCTGGACAAGGACTACGTGGTTCTATTCAGACGGTACGAGTGAGCAAGGTTTTTCCGTTGCTAAGATGGGTGAACAAGGTCCAAAAGGTGACCGTGGAGACCGTGGACCTCAAGGTGTTCAAGGATTACAAGGACCCAAAGGTGACCAAGGAATACCAGGACCAAAAGGTGCTGACGGAAAAACGCAATACACCCATATAGCTTATGCCGACACTGTTTCTGGTAGTGGTTTTAGTCAAACAGATGTCAATAAAGCCTATATTGGTATGTACCAAGACTTCAATGCCGAAGATAGCAAAAATCCACAAGACTATCGTTGGAGCAAGTGGAAAGGTAGTGATGGTCGTGATGGCATTCCTGGAAAAGCTGGAGCAGACGGACGGACTCCTTACGTCCACTTTGCCTATGCAGACAGTGCCGATGGTAGAACTGGTTTCAGTTTGACCCAAACTGGTAATAAACGCTATTTAGGTGTGCTTACCAACTTCTTCAAGGAAGACAGTACTAATCCTTCTGACTACACGTGGAATGATACGGCTGGCAGTGTTTCGGTTGGTGGTGAGAATCTAATCATTAACTCGGCTTTCCCGAAGAATCTTGACAAATGGGGATTTTGGGAAACGGGATTGCCTAACGAAAATCTTCATATAGCAACACATGATTTTTATTACAATGATACAAAAAATCTATTTAGACTAGATAGTGATGGTAAAGGGGTTCCTGCATCATCAAGACGTTTTCCAGTTAAACGTAACACTGATTATTCTCTCAACATTCAAACGTTTGCGACTGGAAATATCAAAGGTGTAACTATCTATTTTTTGGGTCGGAAGGCAAATGAAACTGACAAGACATTTACTAAAGTCGTGCATGTAAAAACATATTCTGGTTCACCATCGGTGACACAGGCGGTTAAATGGCACTTGACTTTCAACTCTGGAGATTGCGATGAAGGGTACATTCGCATTGATAATAATGGTACTACTGACGGTAAAACATCTATGCTATTCTTCGCTGAGTTGGACTGTTACGAGGGAACAACCGATAGAGCATGGCAAGCGTCAACTAAGGACTTAGAAGAAGAGATGGGAACTAAAGCCGATGCTGCTATGACGATTGAACAGATTAATGCACTTAATGAAAGGGCTGCAATCATTAAAGCAGAGATGGAAGCCAAAGCAAGCGCTGAAATTTTGAATAACTGGATTAAAAATTACCAAGATTTCGTTAAGGCAAACGAGACCGAGAGAGCTGCAGCCGAGAAAGCTTTGGTTAACTCAAGTCAGCGGGTATCAACCATCGCTAAGGAGTTAGGTGAACTGTCTGATCGTTGGAATTTCATCGATACTTACATGAGCACATCGAATGATGGGCTTGTGATTGGAAAGAATGACGGTAGCTCAAGCATTATGTTCAACCCTAACGGTCGCATTTCAATGTATTCGGCAGGGTCTGAAGTCATGTATATTTCGCAAGGTGTAATACACATCGAGAACGGGATCTTCTCGAAAACTATCCAAGTTGGTCGATATCGTGAGGAACAGTACCATCTTAACCCAGACATGAATGTCATTCGTTATGTAGGAGGTTTTTAATTGGCAGAATTTTGGAGTAATAATGATAGAGGCTATAGGATAAGGTTGTGGGTTGACCAGGTTAGCCAAGACAAAGTAGCTAATACCAGTCAGGTCAGATTTCAACTAGCACTGCTAAATACGACTACGACTTTTGTTCAATATCAATGTAGTGCTTATATCGATTTTGAAGGTCAAAGATTGAATTGGTCTGGTTCACCTAGTGTATTAGGGTGGTATCAAACAATTCCATTGATAGATCAAACAGTTACTATTAATCACGATTCCGAAGGAAAAAAAACTTTCTCTTTTTCAGCGCAGTTTGATGGGTCTGGTGGCTGGAGCCCTCGTACATTAACAATCAGTGGTAACTCATTTACACTAACCGACATACCACGGTTAAGCTCTGTAAGCGTTGATGCTGGTACTATTGGTAGCCCAGTCACTATTAACATCAACCGACAAAGCTCTAGTTTTAAGCACACAGTACGTTATGCTTGGGCAAATAAGTCAGGGACTATTGCAAGTAATGTAGACACATCTACAACATGGACTATCCCACTTGACTTTGCTAACGACTTTCCAAACTCGGAAACGGGTACGGGAACAATCTACGTAGATACCTACTCAGAAGGAACCATGATAGGGACACAGTCAGCTACACTGACAGCAAGTGTGCCAGCTAGCATGAAACCAACTTTCGAAGGAGTTTCTTTGTCAGACTCTAACACAGCCGCTCAGAACGTGGTACAAAACGCTAACACATTCATCCAGATTATGTCTAACATCAAGGTATCCTTCAATGGTGCAAGTGGGTCTTATGGCTCAAATATCACGGGTTACCATGCTGAGATAGTCGGTAAGAACCAGACTACCAACGTCAACGGTGGCACGCTGGGTATCATGAACTACAACGGAACCGTTACAGTCAGAGCAAGTGTATCTGATAGCCGTGGTCGTTGGTCTGATCCTAGAGATGTCTCTGTCACAGTGCTTGAGTATTTCGCCCCATCGCTTAGTTTTAGTGTCGTCAGAACTGGATCAACATCTAGTACACTAGAAATTATAAGGAATGCACGGATAGCACCTTTGAATATTAATGGTATTCAAAAAAACACCATGAAATTAACTTTCAAGGTGTCTCCTTATGGCAAAGATGATTACACAACAGACACTGGTCCCGCCTCTGGTGAATGGTTAAGCATTTCAAGTCTTGTCAATTCACCTGCTAATTTAGCTGGTGAATATGCAGCTAATAAATCGTGGCAAGTCTTGGCAGTATTAGAAGACAAATTCACATCCACGAGCTTTAAGGCACAAGTTCCTGTTGAAAGTGTTGCGCTGTCCTATGACCAGGCTGGTCTTGGGGTTGGTAAAATACGCGAGTTTGGCGCTCTTGATGTTGCTGGCGACATCTATGCAAACAACAGTCGGATTCAGCAATATCAGCTAACTGGAAATAACGGAGAGCCGAAGTGGTTTGATGGCAAACCTAACGTAACAAATGCTAACTATCTTGACCAGCCTGGTCAATATTACCTTGACCCATCGGCTCCAGGAAACCCAAACGGTCAGTGGGGCTATTTATTTCACTACAGCAATTACGGTAAGAATGCAGATGGTATTAAAGAAGCTATTCAGACTTTCTGGGGAAATAATGGTCAGCTATTTTTCAGACATCACAGATGGTCTTTTATAATCGATGACTGGGAACCGTGGAAGGAATTCACTAGGAACGACCACCCAAATCTAATTAACACAGGATGGCAACCCGCAGGATATGAGGGTAGCTTTTATAAGCGCGTCGGAGATGTTCTGACGGTTAGATATGATTTTACTGGTAATGGAAACACTATTACCTTTGCAACAATACCGAAAGAAATTTTCACAGCCCCACAATCATACATGTACGTAATAGCTGATTGGAGCACTGACGGAAGTTACAATACTCACGCCCAAATAAATAGTGGATCTAGCTTTATTTCCGCAATTAATACTAAAAATGGATGGGCCTATGCTGGTCAACTCACAATAATGCTATAAATGAAAGGAAAAAAATGAAATTTGAATACGAATCAAAATCTAAAGAATACGATGCCAGTGGTGCAGCTTACGCCACAAAAGTAGTTTTGAAAAATCGTGACGGAGCATTCGTTCCCGTCTTTTTGCCAGTCGATAAAATCGACTTATCAAATACCGAGCTACTTGAGTTAGCTCTGGAAGTCATTTATCAAGAAAACTTCCCGCAACGTGCGGAAAATGAAAAATTTAATGAACTTGATAAAAAAATCAAAGAGTACGAAGCATTAAACAAAAAAGCTACTGATACCATTGCTAAGATGGAAGAACAAATAAAGAAGCAGCAAGATGCATCAAACACCGCACAAGAAACATTGATGAGTATTATTGAAAAACTTAATGAGAAAAAATTGTTGAGTGATGAAGACTTGACTGATAATAAAGAATAAAGAGAAAGGATAAAAAGATATGTTTGCTAAACTATTCGCAATTAATATCGTTAATAATAACTACACATTTAAACGAGTTCCAAAAGTATTAAAACCAAAAGTAAAAGAACTAATCGCAGATATGGTTAATGACGAGGAGCTATTGGCAAAACTTACACAAGAATAGCATAGGAGGGATGTGTTATGGGACCACAAAACGAGCCAGATTTGATGAACTGGCTTATAACGGTAATACTTCCTATATGTATTTCAAGTGCGAGTTTCTATTTTTCCAGTCAGTCACGCGCCTCTCGTTTAGAACATCGAATCACTAAATTAGAGGTCGTCGACCATGAAATCGAGAAAATTATTAAAAACCATAATGATCGTCTTGACAAATATCAAGAAGAACAAAAAATAATTCTAGCTCTCGTCCAACGTATGGACCATCTTAATGAGAACGTTGTTGAGCTAAAAGGAAACATTGAAGAAGTTAGATCGAAACTTGAGAGGATAATAATAAAATGATTAATTTTAAATTACGTTTGCAAAATAAAACTACACTAGTAGCACTTATCTCAGCAGTATTCCTTATGTTGCAACAGTTCGGGCTTCACATTCCGACCAACATTCAAGAGGGATTAAATACTTTTGTGGGAATTTTGGTTATTCTTGGAATCGTGACAGACCCTACCACTAAAGGAATCGCTGACAGCGAACGAGCATTGAACTATGATGTACCACTAAACGATAAAAAGGAGAAATAAAATGAGCGTACCACAATCTATTGTTAATTGGTTTGTTAATCACAGAGGTAAATTGACCTATTCAATGTATGGGTCACGGAATGGAGCAGACGGAACGGCTGACTGTTCTGGTTCTATTTCGCAAGCCTTGAAAGAAGCTGGTATTGGTATTCAAGGGTTGCCATCGACTGTCACTCTTGGTCAACAACTTGCCAAAAATGGATTCTATCGAGTAAGTATTAATCAGGATTGGGACGCCTTGACAGGAGACATCATCTTGATGTCTTGGGGTGCTGATATGTCCACATCTGGCGGAGCTGGAGGGCACGTTGGTGTCATGATGGATGCTACATACTTTATCAGTTGCGACTATTCAACACAAGGAGCAGTAGGTCAAGCTATCAGTACATATCCTTGGAACGACTACTATGCAGCTAATAAGCCTTCATACATTGAAGTGTGGCGTTACGCTGAATCAGCACCGCAAACAAATAATCAACCTAATACAGCGATAGTACCACAGTCTAAAGCTTACTATGAAGCTAATGAGGTCAAATATGTCAATGGTATTTATCAGATTAAATGTGATTATCTATGTCCAATTGGGTTCGACTGGGTTAACTAATTTTCGGCTCAGTATAAACTAAGTGAACGCAAACAAAGCGGTGTCATGCAAAAGCATGGCTAACGGTGGACACCCAGAACGGGCAATACCGTGCCAAGTCTGGTATAATAGTATCAGAAAGGTGTAACGACTATCCTTTTGAGGAGTACACTCACTATTTGTACGTGAGTGGAAGCACTTAGACTTTAGAAAGATGGTGTCATAAGATGAGTAAAACCAAACGTGGCGTTTGTGCCAATTGTCATACAGTATTTGAAGTTTCTAAAAAACAAAGATATAAAATCAAAAACGGTAAATCGGTTTTTTGTTCCCAAACTTGTTCTTTAGAAAAATACGGAAAAACTAAAATTACTATTTCTGAAATTCCTTTAAGTATGACAGAAAATATCTAAAGTAAGATATAGTCTAATCCCACTAGGAATAGTGGGTAGTAATGAGAAAATGGGATCCCAGTAGACATGGTTAACTGGGTGGATGCTAACGGTAATGATATTCCAGATGGCAAGTCTGAAGACTTCAAACCTGGAATGTTCTTTAGTTTTGCAGGTGATGAAGTCAACATCACAGACACAGGAGAAGGTGGCTATTATGGTGGCTATTACTACCGACGTTTCGAGTTTGGTCAGTTTGGTACGGTTTGGCTTTCTTGTTGGAATAAAGATGATTTGGTAAACTATTACCAATAGACCACGCAAACTAAAAAATAAAAAAGGAGTATATCACCTCACCTCACACTGCAGTAGGGATACCATGGCAGTAGTGGTCGAAGCCCCAGCATAATGCTGAGGCTTTTTTGTTTGCTTTTTTTAAAATAAATGCTACTATATTAATGAATACAGTTAAAAGCTGAGTCTTCGATAAACTCTCTCTCACCCTGACTTGAATTAGTCAGGGTTTTTGTTTTGCAAAAAAATATATATTTTTTTATAAAAACAGTTTCCGTCTGGTCACCAAAATAGACTAGAATGGATTGAGAGCAACTTGGAAAACATTCGATAAAAAATAAAAAAACGAGGTAAAAACAATGGATACATACAAAGAACAATATATAGTATGTTTTACTAATTTTCAAGATGTTTAATAATAAAATCAAAAAAACTTGAAAAAAAATCAAGAAAACTGTTGACGTTGAATTTTGTTTAAGCTATAATATGTTTGTAAGTTAGTTAGGAAGGAGGAACAAAATGACAGAAGTAGTTCCAAAGATTACAATTAAAGAACTTCGAGCACGTCACAATTTGACACAAGAGGAATTTGCTAAAAGTGTTGGTACGTCAGCACAAACAGTTAGTGCATGGGAGAAGAATGTACTTTCTATTTCTCCTAAGTTCATGTTAGCCATTTGTAAAAAATACAACCTTCAATCGTCTGATTTGTATGGATTTTGATTTTAAAACTTGAATTAAATTCAAGTTAGAAAGGAACAATATGAACGAAATAGCAACAAATGATTTTGACTACTCTTTGCTCGATGAAAAAACGAAAGAATTTCTGGAAGAGCGTGCCAATATCATTTACGGCATCCAAAGCAAGAGTGCTTACGAAATTGGAAAACAACTTGCCAAAGCTCAAAAAGAGCTTTCGACTAGAGGTTATGGTTGCTTCGAAGAATGGTATAGAAGTTTAGGGTTTAAAAAAACCAAAGCTTATGAATATATCAATCATTACAATTTCGTTTGTTCGCAAAACGAACAAGCAAATATTGAAAAATTCGAAAGTTTGCCTAAAACGTTACAAGCTCAAGTAACTAAACCATCTGCCAATCCAGAGGTTAATCAAGCAGTATTCAACGGAGATATCACAACTCACAAAGAATACAAAGAGCTTGAGCGTCGTCTCAAACTCAAAGACCAAGCACTGGAAGCGGTCAAGGGAGAGTTGGAACGTGTCAAACAAACCAAAACTACTGAAAAGATAATCGAAAAGGAAGTCATTCCGCAAGATTACAAAGCAACGCAAGACCTCAACAAGCAATTGCTAGGAAAGAATAAAGACCTAGCGGAAGAGCTTGATTCAGTCAAACGTAGCTTGCGACTTAAAGAAGCGTCTTATGAAATGCTCGAAAAGGAAACATCAGAGGCATTAGCCTTGAAAGAGTCTATTGAGCACTTACGAGCTGATAAAGAAAAGCTAGAAAACAGCGTTACTAATATCTTTAACCTAAGCAAGCTCGTAACTAAGTTTGAAAACTTCTTTGACGAAGAAATGGCACCGCTTAGATTTAAAACCCTTATCCAAGGCATTGGAAAAGACGCTCAGATTGAAAAACTCAGAGATATCTTGACACTAACTGAAAATTGGCTAGACGAAATGAACAAGATTATCCCAGAAGACGGAAGAACAATTATCGAAGGAGAAATCATAAATGAGTAAGAAGAAATATAAGAAAAAAGAAAATCTACTCGCTGAAACAGTAGAAATGCAGAAGAAACAAGCTATGAATCTGGTTGCTCAAAGCACCGTTAACCAACAGCTTTTGGAAGAAATCATCGGAATTAAGGAAGAAATGGACAGAAATGTTAAAAAGACAAATCAAAAACTCACTGACATTGAGTTGCTTGTTGAGGAAGTCAATAAGAAAGTCCATATTGACGATGGTGAAGCTTCTAAAATCAAGAGTATTGTTTTCAAAAAAGCTGGCGTGTTCGCAGATATGTACTTCGATAATCAGAAATCAAACCCTAGTGATAATCTGTTTGCTTCAAAGAAAGGCCAATTTATTCGCTTGATGTACTCACATTTGAAGAAAGCATTTAACGTGACTAAGTACACTAACATCAAACACGTTGAAGCTGAGAAGGCGGTTAAATTCTTGGAAAGTCTATCTTATGACGATTTCACACCGTTTGAAATCCGTGAGACACCAAAGCAAAAAGAAATTATAGCTCTTGAAAAAAATGAGTGACTGAAAGCATTATAACGTGGAAGTTTCAATAAAAGATAAAAAAACTTTAAAAAATAGAATAAAATTGTTGACAAAATAAAAAATATGATTTAAAATAGAAACATAAAGTTAAGAAAGGAGAGTTTGATGGAATTTAAATACGATAAATTAAAAGGACGTATCAAAGAAAAATACGGAACTCAAGAAAATTTTGCAAAAGCTATCGGAAAAACTCAAACCACAACATCTTTTAAAATCAATGGAAAAAGATTGTGGAATCAAGATGAAATCATTAAAGCTATTGAGCTATTAGAACTTTCAAAAGATGATATTGTTGAATATTTTTTCAACTACTAATACAACTTGAATGATATAGAGAGGAATCAAAAATGAAAAAACTATTTAATTTTATTTGGTCAAACAAGCAAACAGAAACACAAGAAGTTCCAAAATGGACTTTTGAAAAAAATGCATCTGAGCCTAGCCGTGATCGATACAACAAGATTCACGGATTAGGAAAGACATTAATTTAAACTAACTAAAGCTGTTTCAGTCCGTAGCCAACCCTCGGTGTGCGGAGTGCAACTAAATACCTTATACCCCAAAAATAAATATAAATAAAAGCCAAAACTACCTTCTTATGAAATTGAATATTAACGAAGCACGTCGGGGGCTGGGTGCGGATTGAAGCACTAAAAAACACGGGTAATTGCCCGTGTCGTATAAAAATCTAATGATATTATACTATGACATTTAAACAAAAAAAGCAACTGGAGAGGGTGAGTCTAAAATGTCTGATAATCAAAAATACTATTATATGAGGCTCAAACAAGACTTCTTTGAGACGGAAGAAATGATAATACTTGAGTCTATGCAAGACGGCTATTTGTATAGCAACATCTTGTTGAAACTATATTTGAGAAGTTTAAAGCGTGACGGTAAATTGATGTTTAACGACACAATCCCATACAGTGCTGAGGTTTTAGCTACAGTTACACGTCACAGCGTCGGAACAATCGAGAAAGCTATGGATGTCTTCCAAAAGCTAGGACTAGTCGAGGTAATGGATGACGGAGCTATCTATATGTTACAAATTCAGGAATATATAGGCAAAAGCTCTACTGAAGCTGAACGAAAGAAGCGTTATCGAGATAGAATCAAGCTCGAAAAACGTGAGAAAAATGAGGCTTTGGAAAATTTGGGACATTTGTCCACCAAAGAAGTGGGACATTTGTCCACCAAAGAAGTGGGACATTTGTCCGGACATTCGTCCACCAGAGATAGAGATAGAGATAGAGATAGAGATAGAGATAGAGATAGAATAGATATAAAGACAGAAGTAGAAGTAGAAGAGAGAAATGGACAGATGTCTTCTGCTACTGCTGCTGATAATTCTAATTTGAATATCTTTGAATATTATCAAGAAAGGATTGGACTACTAGATGGATTCCAACTTCAAAAACTAGAAGAGTATCAAATTATCGATGGAATTGAACCTGAATTAATCAAGACAGCTATTGATAAAGCTGCTGACAATTCCAAACGTTCTTTTGGATATGTTAACTCTATCTTGAAATCATGGGCTCAAAATGGAATCAAGACAGTAGCTCAACAACAAGAGGAACAGAATAACTACTTTTCTAACAAGCCAAACAGCGATAAACCTAAGTTTGGTCCAGCTTGTAGCAAATACTAAAGGGGTTGACTATGAGTTTAGAAAAGACAGCTAAGCAAATGAGACAGATGTATATGACTACTAGTGATAAATACTGCGAGAAGCACAATCGAAACTTTGTCACTATTCAGCTACCAAACAGCAAGCCATACACTGTATGTGAGACGTGCCATCGTGAAGAGCAAGAGCGACAGAATTCTATTAAAGCACAAGAACAGTTTGAGCGTGAGCAAGAGCAGAAGCGTCTCTACTTCCTCAAAGATTTCAGCTTACTGGATGACGATTTAAAAACTGCCAGTTTTGACAACTACAAGGCGGTAACCAGAGAGCAGAAAGAAGACTTGAAAAATGTTAGAAGTCAACTTAAAGGCTATCTAGACGGACAAGAATACAACATTGTCTTAATAGGAGACACAGGAGTAGGCAAGAGTCATCTAGCTTATTCAGCGCTCAAAGCCTTGTCCAATCATACGAAAAAGATGGGGCTATTCATCAACATCGTTGACTTGCTAGCCAAAATCAAAGAGGATTTCAGCCTAGAAGCAGAATACATCAGACGTATATCTGAATCTGAGTGGCTTGTATTGGATGATGTTGGCACTGAAAAAGTAACAGAGTGGTCTAACGGTATCTTGTACAGCATTTTGAACAAGCGCACAAAGACAATCATAACGACAAACCTAAGCCCACAGGACATCATGGGCACATATGGTAAACGTGTATATTCAAGGATTTTTAAGAAGACAGGACTTGGAACTACTAACGAACATGTTTATCAATTTAAAACAAAACAAGACAAGAGGATGATGTTATGACTGAAACAGAAGTAAAAACAAAGCTCTTTGAGGACTATGAGCGCATTCATGGCCTTGTATTCTCACAAGAGCACAAGCAGAAAATGATGGATGAGTTAGATTTATACTCATTTATCGGCAAAATCAACGAATATATGTATTTTGCTAAGAAATCAACGCAGATTTTTAGGGTGCACTAGAAAACCCCTCTAAAATCGATTTTAAACGGCCTAAATAATATAGTGGTACAATTACACTAGATAGACAGTAAAACGGCAAATAACCCCCTTAAATTGAGAATTAGGGGCATTCAAAACAAAAAGGAAGTTAAAGACATGACAAATCAACTAGCACACAAAGATTTTTTTAACACACCAGCAGTTAAACAGAAATTTCAAGAGGTGTTGAACGGCAATGAACGACAATTTACAGCAAGTTTGCTATCAATCGTCAATAACAACAACCTACTGGCACGAGCAAGTAATGCCTCAATCATGACAGCGGCAATGAAAGCAGCAGTTTTGAATCTGCCTATCGAGCCAAGTTTGGGCTTTGCTTACATCGTGCCATACAAGCAAGATGCACAATTTCAATTGGGTTATAAAGGACTTATCCAGCTAGCTATCCGCTCCGGTCAATTTAAGGCCATCAACTCTGGAAAGGTCTACAAAGCACAATTCAAATCATACGACCCATTATTTGAAACATTGGACATTGATTTCACTCAACCAGAAGATGAAGTGTATGGATATTTTGCCACCTTCGAGCTTGTAAACGGCTTCAAGAAATTGACATTTTGGACGAAAGAACAAGCAGAATCTCACGGGAAACGCTTTTCAAAGACCTATGCGAGAGGGCCGTGGTCTACTGATTTCGACGCTATGGCTCAAAAGACCGTACTCAAGAGCATTTTGAGCAAGTATGCCCCACTATCAACTGAAATGCAAGAAGGGCTTATCTCAGACAATCAAACTGAGGAAGTTGAGACTGACCCTATCGATGTTACACCCAAAAACGAGGACACCCAAACACTTTTAGGTGACCTCATGAGCGATGAAGCTGAATCTGAAACAGAAAAAAGTATAGATTCTGAAACAGGTGAAACCATCGAAGAAGTTAGCTTGTTTGAAGGTGATTCAACCAAAATTAAAGAGGTAGAGAATGACTGAACTAACAATTTTGACGGATGATAATTATTATTCTGACAAAACCTATATGTCTGTAAGTCGTTTCAAGGAATACATGAAATGCGAAGCTAGAGCTAAAGCTATTGACGATGGTGTTTGGGATGATGAACGAGATCAAAAACCTCTACTGTTTGGAAACTATGTCCATAGCTATTTCGAGAGTGAGGAAGCACATGAGAAGTTCAAAGAGGACAACAAAAAAGCTATGTTCTCAAGCCGCAAACCTTATGGATTACTAGCAGATTTCAAGCTTGCTGAGAGAGTTATCGACACGCTCAAGGATGACACACTTTTTAATAACTTATATCACGGCAAGAAAGGCGATAAAGTCGAAAAGGAGAAGATTGTCACCGGTTTTATTGCTGGCGTGCCGTTCAAAGGAAAGTTGGATAGCATCAACTTTTCAAAGGGCTATGTGGTCGATTTAAAAACCATGAAATCTATCTGGACTAAGGAATGGTCAGAGGAATTGCGTACTAAAGCACCAACGGCTGTCAATAACATTTTAGGGTTTCAATATCATGTCCAACTAGGGACTTATTTAGAATTGTTGCGACAAATGGATTATCCAACATTCAAGCCATTTATCGTGGCCGTATCGAAAGAGAAACAGCCAGATAAGGAAATTATTGAATTGACTGAAGAATGGCTGGAAGAAGGGCTTAAATACATTACAGAGCACGCCCCTAGAGTGTATCAAGTATCGCTTGGAAACAAAGAACCTAAGAAGTGTGGACATTGTGATTATTGCAAATCACAAAAAAAACTACATGAGGTTCTAACACTGGACGATTTCTTAAATAGAGAGTAGAAAAGGAAAAACAAATGATCAATAACGTCGTATTAGTTGGTCGCATGACCAAAGATGCAGAACTAAAACACACCGGAAACAATATCGCAGTAGCATCTTTCAGTCTTGCGGTTAACCGTCATTTCAAAAATGATAACGGAGAGCGTGAAACTGACTTTATCAATTGCGTTATCTGGAGACAGCAAGCTGAAAACTTGGCTAACTGGGCTAAAAAAGGTGCATTGATTGGCATTACTGGGCGTATTCAGACTCGTAGCTATGAAAATCAACAGGGGCAACGAGTGTATGTGACAGAGGTAGTCGCTGAGAATTTCCAAATGCTAGAAAGCCGTGCAGCGCGTGATGGTGGAAATGCTAACAACAGCTATAACCAACAGCAAGCACCGAACTTTGCAAGAAAAAATACCGAATATAGAAGTAAACAACCTTTGGATATTAGTAGTGATGATTTGCCATTCTGAGGTGAAACATGAAAATAACTTTAAACATCGAGCCCAAACCACAAACAAGACCACGATTCAGTAAGTTTGGGACTTATGAAGACCCTAAAATGAAAGCTTGGCGTCGTCAATGCTCACAGTTGATTGAACAAGAATATGACGGACAATTCTTTGACGGCCCGATTATGGTTGATGTCACCTTTTACATAAAGGCACCTTTGAGCATATCAAAAAAACCCACGCCAAAAGCTAGAGCTAAAACGTGGGATGCATTCAAATTGTTCATGGCTGAAAGGCTGTGGAATTTCAGAAAGCCTGATATTGATAATCTAGTCAAAGCACTCTTTGACAGTATCTCAAACGCTGGATACAACAATGTTGATAAGAAAGGTATCGTCTGGACGGATGACAGTATTGTTTGCGATTTAAGGGCAAGCAAGAAGTACAGTCCAAACCCACGCATTGAATTTGAAATCAAGGAGCTTGAATGAAAAGTAAGTACAAAGATAAGTTAGTCGGTATATATGCTCCAGGTAGTTACGACCACACAAGTGTGTTAGGTCAAACACAAGAGTTTTCGAAGTGGTTCTGGGAAAACCACAAAGATGTAGATTTAATCAGTAATAAACTAGGCATAAGCATAAAGAAGCTCAATCGTATTTTGACACTAGAGCAGTTACCAGATGAGAAATTATTGAAAGAGATGATAGAACTATGCAGATGAAAGAGGAAGCAGATGAAACAGAATGATTTTTACGAAGTGAATGGATGTACGGATTTTATACCTGTAAAATTAATTGAAAAACATAAACATTTAATGAATGCTTTAGAACTTGAAGTGGCGGAATCAGGATTTAGAACTTTTGCACCAGCGATATATAAGTTTCCAAAAATTGACGAACCGCAGAAAGTGACTATTCCGAAGTTTGTAGCGGAGTGGATAAAAAAATATAAGGAAGAGGGATGTAGGCTATCTCATGCTTTAGAGGATGTTTTAGATGATGTTGAATTAAGTTTATATATCAAGCAACAAGAGGGGGATTACACAGAAACTATAGCGGAAGCATGGATAGCATATCCTAACATTACAGTCGAACATGAGAAACTGTACACAGTTGAGATACCGAATCCGAATAGCGTAGGTGGAAAACTAGTGTTGTTTAAACAAAAAAGTACAGGTTTGTTAATACTTGACATGTTAAACCCTAGCATTAACAAACCAAAATATCTTTATCTCACCGAATCAGAAATCAAGAAAGAATTTGAGTGGGCTTGGCAGTTTGCGAAAGAGGTGAAAGAAAGTGAAAAAATGGAAGAAGGTTAGTTGAGCTATGACAAACATTAGATTACTGTGAGGCGGAGGAAATATAAAATGAAATATAAAGTAATCGTCTATTACGATCACATGGAAGACGAAGTGGAAATTTTTGATAATAAGGATGAAGCTATCAACAGACTGCATCATCTAAAAGGTGTTAAATATCGCAATTCAAGAATGTATACAGTAGAGATGAAAGAGGAAGCAGATGAATAAACAGGAAGCAATTAGATCACTACAGGAAATGGCTCAAGAGTCGTTCGAAGTTGTAAAAATAAATGCAGTGCATATTGACAATATCGTGGAAGTCATAAACCAAATAGACGAACCGCAGAAAGTGACTATTCCGAAGTTTGTAGCGGAGTGGATTGAGTATTGTAAATCTAATAAATTGACATTGTTGGGTGCTTTTGACCAAGTATCAGAACATGGTATTGGACTTGCTGATACATTTACAGGGGTAGTGCGGAAAGGTATTGATTGGGCAAAACGTAACCAAGAAACCTTCGCCCGTGCTTGGTTGGACAGTTATGAGGTTGAATAGGTGAATAGAATTAAACAGTTACGAAAAGAAAAAAAGCTATCGATAGTCGATGTAGCTGAACACATGGGAGTGCAAAAACTGAATGTTTTAAAATGGGAACACGGAACAAGTCAAATAAGTATAAGGGAAGCCAAAAAACTAGCAGACTTTTTCGGTGTTAGCGTTGGTTATCTGTTAGGTCTTGATACAACTGAAAATGACAGTATCACTGATCTAATCGCAAAAATCAATCACTGGGCGGACGAACGCAATTTAAAGCAAGCAGACCCAAAAATTCAGTGGATGCGTATCACTGAGGAGGTCGGAGAAATTCGTGATGTACTATTGAAACCGACTAAATTCAATGAACCACAAACAGCACTCAAGGACGCAATAGGAGACACGCTAGTAACGATTATCGTATTGGCACATCAATTAGACCTAGATGTAACTGAGTGTTTAAATATTGCATACGAGGAAATCAAGAATAGAAAGGGAAAAATGATAAATGGAACATTCGTTAAGGAAGAAGACCTCTAAGAAGTGGTACACGGACAGCTTGACTGTTTCAATTGCCATCTTGATATTCAGTCTGTTCGTTAACCTGTTGTCAGCTTACTATGTTCTGACAGTTCCACGCAGGGTAGAGGCAGTAACTATCCATCGTGTAGATAACGTTGGCGCAGAGATGCACGGCAAGGTGACTGGAAAGTCAATGGTAGGGAAACTCTACACGCTTGATTGTGGAGCTTACGGGAAATTCCTTGTCAGCAAGGAGCAATATGACAGTGTTAACGTTGGGGATGATATTCCTAGCTATTTGAGGGGGAGAGGACGATGAAACCAAAATTTAGAGCGTGGGATGTCCACAAATACGAAAATCCAGAATTACTTGAGGAGTTGTTAAGCCATGAAGAGATATGAATATGCTGGATTGACTAAAGAGCTACATCAAAGGCTAACTCTAGAGTTTGATGCATTGAGGGAAGAACATCATAGGACACTAACTCAATATATAATGGAAACCAAGAAATGCAACAGAACGGAAGCTAGAAAATATTTTCAAAGGTTTGATAATGTAGTTAAGGAACGCTCGAAGCTTTCACCTTTAACTCTGGAAGATATGCGTGAGTATATCACGGAAGGTCTCGTGAATGACTTACAAGAGTATCTGGCAGAGAACTATTCTGACAGACGTGGGTCATGTAAACCAAATGCTGATAAAACTAACGCTGGCCTGACAAGAGAGCTTTTCCTTCAATATTGTAAGGAAATCCAAGAGTTAAGAGCAGCACATCCTAACCGTAACGCAGAATATATAATGGAATTGAAAGGATGTTCAAAACGACAAGCTCAAACAATCCTAACAGCAATTAACACAGTATATACAGAACTGGGCAATTTAACACCTAAAAAAGTGATACAACTTGAAGGACTTCTGTCTAGAGAATTATTCGGTAAGATAGCTAAGTACGTCTTTGATAAGTATGAATGGCCAGAAAGCCTAGATAGTGAAGTTGATCGAATTTATTTAGAGTATCGCACAAAAGGTAATCTAGGCAGTGACAAAGAAAGTGTTAAACGTGCGTTATATAAAGCGATTTATATGGGCTTGTAGCGGTTCGAAAATTACATTAAGTTTGGAGGTGATAACAGCGTAACTGTAGCTATAATTCAAATTCTTTATTCTTGTTGGCTGTCAGGGGTTCGACTCCCTTGTCAGTCGTTAGTCTGTCGTGACTAGGAAATTTTTTTGACACTCGTATCGCTGACAGACCGATACACAAACCCAGTAAATATTTTATAGAAACGAGGGAACCAATACATACTTTTTTTAGTCCAGCCTTGCATTGCTGGTAGCAAGACTGGAATTTAAAATAAGGGGGGTGGTAAATAAAAAAAGCCCAAGGCAAAGCTTGCCGAGAACTATTTAAATAATCTGACAATATTATTATACCATAAAGGAAAAATAAATTTATGAGAACAGTTGAACGGCTTCAAAAAATCAAAGCACTTGATCGATATATCGAAAGCCAACTAGAAAAAATTGAGAGACTCGAATCGCAAGCGCTGAAAGTTACGTCTGGGTCTATGCAGATAGACATGGTTCAAGGTGGGAAGAGAAAAGCTAAAGACGACCTATATACGGAATTGATAACGGAAAAAGAAGAGCTGAAACAATTCGTTGCGGAAGCAATCAAAGAACGTCGAGAGTTTCGTAAGCAAATAGCTAGCGTTAAAGATATAGAAGCTAGAATGCTACTTCAAATGGTATATGTAGACCAACTTGGAATCTGGCAGATATGTGACCGCTTAGCCTTTAGTAGAGCTACTTACTATGTTAAACTAAGACAAGCTGAGAGACATCTAGATTAATCTATAGCAATTAATACGGCATAATACTTTAGTCGTGGTAATATAGTATTATCGAATCAGAAGGACACATCAGTGTTCTTCTTTTATTTTATCTAAAGGAGGCATGCCAATGCCAATGGTCAGACGATGCAAGGCAGACGGCTGCCGCACTTTAGTAGAGAGACCAGCACACTACTGTACTGCACATAAAGACATGGAAGCAGCTTACACACAAGAGAGAGAGAGATACTCACGCACAAGATACAACAAGAGAGTGAGGAACCGAGACGATGAGACTAAAGAGCGCTATGCATTCTATCGGTCAAGAACTTGGTCATCTATTCGTAAGATAGCACTAGAGCGTGACAACTATCTGTGTCAGTATTGCTTAGCGTTAGACGTAGTCACACCAGACGCAAGGATAGGTGACCACGTGACACCAATTGAGATAGCACCTGAACTTAAAACTGACGTATCTAACATCGTGGCGACTTGTAGAAGTTGTGACAACACGAAGAGGACTCTAGAGCAAGAGATCTATGGTACTGGTCAAAATAGAACCAAGCAAAACACTGACCTACGACTTTCCGTGGCAGCGTGGTCGGGTTTAATAGCCCGTAAAAAGGAGGACGTCGTTAAACCCCTCTAAAACGCCCATAGCACGATTTTAAATAAGGGGTGGTATAATTACCCTATATGATGTCTAAAATTGACCCCCGCCCTTCCTAGAGGCCTAGGAGAGAGATC